CGTTTATTGGTTTGCCTCTTACCAATCTCATCAAAACCAGCGCAGTCTACTGCGATGTACCATGAACCATCTTTTGGTTCTTCACCGAACTTAATCCATTCTTCTTTAAAGAGTCCAGAGCCAGCGTTGTTAAAGGAAGACAAATACTCTTGGTTAAACGCAAAAGAACTCAGTGTTCTCTTTGCTGCCTCAATCTCTTTTGGGTCAATCGTTTCATTGTCTGTATTGGAAAATGCACACTCCGTAGGAGGTCACTGTAAGTGCGTAAGCACCTTACAGCGGTCTGCGGAGACCTGTATTGCTGTCATAGCCCCGCTCAGTCGAAGACCACTGTAGTATCAAGGTCAATAAAATAATGCTTGACAAATCTCTGAAAATGTGCTATTATCGCCTTACAAGTTCAAAGCACACTATAACGGAATCAGGTCAGTCCCCTACGGGCGGAGTATTATAGCCCACGATGGAATAGGGGAATAACAGACGATAGTCATTCCCCTTAGCGATAGCGAGAAACAATCTACCGATAGCGCTCTATAGTATTAGTAGGTAAACTAATTTTTTTATGTCTTCCTTAAAGGATAAAAGACTCATGTCGGAAATTGAAAAACAAGTTGTAATTGAAGATGCGCTACCGACAGGTGATGTCGTAAAGCATAAGCGCCCCAAGATTAAACGACGTGAAGTAGTAAATGGTAAACCTAAGTTAGGTCGTCCCACCAAGGCGGCTATCGCCAAGAAGAAGAATCCCGGGGTGTTGGGTAGACCACCCGGCGATGCAGCAAGGATTGCAGAATTTAAAGCAAGGTTGCTGGCTACGGCTGGTGACAGTGTGATTACCAAGATTATTGAGACAGCACTTGCTGACGGTCATCCTGCACAGGGTGCGATGCTCAAGTTCTGTGGAGAGAGGTTATTACCACTGTCCAGCTTTGAGGCTAAGAGCGGTGGCGGTACTCCGCAGATTAGCATTAACATTACTGGAATCAATCCCACGATTGAAACCAGCGAAGTAATTGAGAACGATGTTACTGATGTTGTAATACGAGATGTAGATGAGTGAACTAACATTCGCTCTGTTGCAATGGCAACAAGAAGTATTTAAAGACACTACTCGCTTTAAGGTTATTGCTGCTGGTCGTCGTTGTGGTAAGTCCAGACTATCTGCGATAACCCTATTGATTGAAGGGCTTAATTGTCCTGAAGGTTCTAGCGTGATGTATGTTGCACCAACGCTGGGACAAGCTCGAACGATTATGTGGGACTTGTTAATGGATTTAGGTAGACCTGTAATCAAGTCTGCTCACATTAACAACTTAGAGATTACCTTGGTGAACGGCAGGAAAATCCTCATTCGAGGCGCTGACAACCAAGACTCTTTGCGTGGTGTGTCCTTGTCGTATTTGGTAATGGACGAAGTAGCGTTTATTAAAGCAGAGATTTGGGAACGAGTATTACGAGCTGCGCTGTCGGATAAAAAAGGTAGAGCCATGTTTATTTCTACCCCTTCTGGTCGTAATCACTTCTATGAGTGGTATCAGTTAGGACAGTGGTAGCGATGAAGATTGGAAGTCGTGGCACTTCACCACTGCGGACAATGAAACGATTGACCCTAAAGAGATTGAGGCTGCCAAGCGAACACTGAGTTCCTTTGCGTTTAACCAAGAGTATTTGTCTTCCTTTAACAACGCTGGTTCAGGACTCTTTAAAGAAGAATGGATTAAGTTCGGTGAAGAACCCAAAGAAGGTTCATGGTACATCGCAGTAGACTGCGCTGGTTTTGATGAGATTGGTAAGAGACAAACCAATAAACGATTAGATAAAACCGCTATTGCGTGTGTAAAGGTAGATAACAGTAATGTATGGTATGTGGACAAAATTGAGACAGGTCGTTGGTCAACTGAAGACACAGCACTACGAATACTTAAAAACATACAAGAGTATCAGCCGCTGGCAGTAGGGATTGAGCGAGGTATCGCAAAGCAAGCGATTATGAGTCCACTGATGGACGCTATGCGAAGACTGAACTGTTATGCTCACATTGAAGAATTGACACACGGTAACAAGAAAAAAGTAGATAGAGTAACTTGGGCTTTGCAGGGTAACTTAGAACATGGTAGAATTGTCCTAAACGCTGAAGGTGATTTTGATTTGTTTGTCGATGAACTCCTAATGTTCCCCACACAGGGAGTACACGATGACACGGTGGATGCGTTAGCGTACATCGAGCAGTTAGTCCGCCCCAACTTTGATGCTGACGATGGTGGCGATGAGTGGGAAACTTTAGATGTAATCAGTGGTTACTAATAGGAAGAAAAATGGCTGAAAATATGGACATGAACGAAAGCACTCAGTGGGAAGAACCTTCTGAAGCTGACAAAGAGTTAGCAGCGTTCGTTGTACAACACTGTGACCGCTGGCGTGATAGCCGTGACGAGAACTACTTAGAAGACTGGAAAGAATACGAGCGTATCTTCCGTGGTGTGTGGGCTTCTGAAGACCGTACTCGTGAGTCCGAGCGCAGTCGCTTAATCAGTCCCGCAACGCAGCAAGCAGTTGAGACTCGCCACGCTGAGATTATGGAAGCAATCTTTGGTAACGGAGAGTTCTTTGACATCAAAGACGACATCATGGACTACAACGGTAATCCAATGGATGTCCAAGCAATGCGAGCTTTACTCATGGAAGACTTAACTGCGAACAAGATTCGCAAGTCAGTAGACCAGATTGAACTGATGGCAGAGATTTACGGTACTGGTATCGGTGAGATTATGGTTAAGAACGAGACAGAGTACGTTCCGTCCACTCAGCCGATTCCGGGTAGTACGCAAGCTGCGTATGGAGTTACTGAGAAAGAATACTTCTGCGTTAAGATTAATCCAGTTAATCCTAAGAACTTCTTGATTGACCCGAACGCTACCTCGATTGAGGATGCGATGGGTGTAGCGATTGAGAAGTTTGTTTCTATCCACAAAGTGGTAGAAGGTATGGAGAGAGGTATCTATCGCAAGGTAGACATCGGACCTGCTGGCAATGATGACGACTTAGAAGTAACGCAAGAAGTAGTCCAGTATCAAGATGACAAGGTTAAACTCCTCACCTACTACGGATTAGTCCCTAGAGAGTACCTAGAACAGCTTGAGAACGACGGAGACGAGGTAGTTGACCTGTTCCCCGAGGACAGCACTGCAGACACCTACAGTGACCTCGTAGAGGCTATTGTGGTCATTGCTAATGATGGTTTGCTTCTCAAGGCAGAGCGTAACCCCTACATGATGAAAGACCGTCCTGTAGTCGCTTACCAAGACGACACCGTTCCTAACCGCTTCTGGGGTCGTGGTACAGTAGAAAAAGCATACAATATGCAAAAGGCGATTGATGCACAGCTCCGCAGTCACCTAGATAGCTTGGCATTAACCACTGCTCCTATGATTGCGATGGATGCTACTCGCTTACCTCGTGGTGCTAAGTTTGAAGTACGTCCCGGTAAAGCAATCCTCACCAATGGTAATCCTGCTGAGATTATGATGCCATTTAAGTTTGGACAAACCAGCCCTGAGTCTGCTGCTACCGCACGAGACTTCGAGCGTATGCTGCTGATGGCAACCGGTACTCTGGATAGCCAAGGCATGGTAACACAAGCAACTCGTGATTCCAGCGGTGCTGGTATGTCGATGGCTGTTTCTGGCATCATCAAGAAGTACAAGCGTACCCTGACAAACTTCCAAGAAGATTTCATGGTCCCATTGATTAAGAAGGTTGCGTTCCGCTATATGCAATTTGACCCAGAGCGTTATCCTTCTGTAGACATGAAGTTCATTCCTACCGCTACTTTGGGTATTATGGCTCGTGAATACGAACAACAACAGCTTATTGGTCTTCTGCAGACTCTTGGACCTAACACTCCTGTGTTGCCAATCATCCTCAAAGGCATTATTGCTAACTCCAGCCTGTCAAATCGTGCTGAGATGGAGCAAGCATTAGAGCAAATGAGTCAACCAAACCCTGAAGCACAGCAACTTCAACAAGCTCAGGCTCAATTAGCACTGCAAACCCAACAAGCTCAGATTAAGAGCCTTGATGCGAGTGCTGCTAAAGACATGGCAGATGCTCAAAAGACGATGGTTGAGGCGCAATTAGCCCCACAAGAGGTAGAAGCCAAGGTTTTATCTGCTGTTTCTCGTAATTTACCAAGTCAAGACGATGAAGCCAACAGAGAATTTGATAGAAGGGTAAAAATTGCTGATTTGATGCTAAAAGAAGCGGATATTAAAAACAAATCGAAGATTGTAGAGTTGCAAATGTCTGAAAAAGCTGCTACAATAGGGAAGACAGAAGAAGATTTCCTTAATAACCTGACCGAGAAACTCTCAAGCAATGGCTAATATTAAAGAATACATTAAAAAAGTAATGGATGGTACTGTTTCTTTAGAGGAACAGCAAGCCGCCTTAGCTCAGGTTGAGAAAACCATCGTTGAGGCAAAACAACGCCGAGATGAGTCTGTTGGTCAAAAAGCAGACATGGTTGTACAAGCCTTAAAAACCATTGAGGCTAAACTTGAAGCTAAGTTAGTAGAACTGAACAATACTCCTGCGATGCAAGGTGTTCAAGGTCCTACCGGTAAAGCAGGTAAAGATGGAGTAGACGGTAAAGACGGTCTTAATGGCGTTAGTGGTAAAGACGGTAAAGATGGCAAAGACGGAGTTGACGGTAAAGACGGTGTTTCAGTTGTTGACGCTAAGATTGACTTCGATGGTTCGTTAGTTGTTTACCTATCGAATGGTGCTGAGATTGATTGCGGTCAGATTCTGTCTCCTGATGTTGCTCAAAACATCATCATCAACAGCGGTGGCTCTGGGACTTCACAATCTGTTACCGATACACTAGCTAGTTTACAGACTCAAATCAACACTTTAACTGGTATTGATGGAACACTCGGTACTATGGCACAGCAGGATGCCAACGCAGTAGCCATCACAGGCGGCACAATCAATGGCACTACTATCGGTGCTACTACCCCATCTACTGTAAACGCTACTACGATTACAGGACAGACAGCTAGGGTAAATGGTACTGGGCAGAATTTACTGTTACAAAGCCAAGATTTCACTACTACTTGGAGTGCTGTGGCTGTTTCTAGAACAGCAAACACAAGCGTAGCCCCAGACGGAACAACAACGGCAGATACAATTACTGAAGATAGTAGCCTTTCATCCCACCTTGTTTCACAAACAGTTTCGTTATTAAGTGTAGTAACACTAAGTGTTTTTGCAAAACTTGGGAGCGGTTCTCGTTTTTTAACAATCGGCATAAACAAAGACATTAGTAACATTAGTTCTGCTACATTTAATTTATCTACTGGAGTTGTTACACAAGCACAAAACACAGGTACATATTCAGCGGCATCAGCTACAATTACAGCAGCAGCACAAGGTTTTTATCGTTGCACATTAACTGTAACTACCGATTCTGTTGCTCAAGCTAGAGTTGGATTTAGTAATACAAGTACACCAACAACTTCTAATAGAGGATTTGGTGAAAACTACACAGGTGATGGCACATCAAGTTTAATTATCTGGGGCGCACAATTAGAACTAGGCTCAACCGCTAACACCTACATCCCCACAACCACTACAGCAGTCTACGGAACTCCTACCCTATCCTTTAGTGGAGTATCTGAAATAGGTTTACTGTCTAATGGTGCATTGTATTTACAACCAGCAGGAACAGGCGCATTACAAGCACAAGCTACTACATCTACTA